CATAGCTCACTTTTTTCTAAAACATTCCTACATTCATAAACACCATCCCACCGCAAAGACCTATTGACAGGCAGCACGTAAGCACCACAGCATCCACAAAACGGCTGAAAGCACATACGTAATGGCGATACAACATATCACTGAAAGAATTAAGCAATGGGATACCTGGTACAAGATACAGCACACTCGTACCCAAAGCTATGAATGGAGTACCGCCCAACGAAAACAATATCCCTGTGGCTCCGAGCACCGAAGACACAAAAGAACATGCCATAAACACGGCTCTGACATCCCACCCCTTATAAAGTAAAATCTGCTTAAGATAACATCCTGCAAGAGTGGCAATGAACACAACCACCATAGCCACAGCATCCCCGCCAAACAATCGACAAAACGACGCATTGGCAACAGAAGCGAGCAAAAGAACCGACCATTCGTTCTGACTGTCTCCTTCAACTATATCAGCCATCTCCGCATGCGCATCCTCAAAGCCTATCCTGCCGTCAGCAACAGCCCAGCTCAACTCGCTCAACCTTGTGTTCATGTCAAAACTCACAGGCACACACCTCACCGACACCACAGCAGTCACCGCCTCTTCACTCCTATTGTCCCATACCGACACATGTATATGCCTTGGCATGATCGACAATTCCACACGTGTCCCATAGGCTGCCGCTATGCGCTGCACATTCTTTTCAAGCCTGATACAAGTGGCACCACATCCGTAAAGCCACGCACTATACTGCGATATGAACATACATACCTCCCTTGCCGAAGGACACACCTCACTCTTCACAGTCGTCATCATATTCCTCAGGTTTAACAGGATCTCCCGGAATAAAAAACACTTCCCTCTCACTACCAAGCTCAAAGAGCTTATGACCGCCCTTCGCATTAACGCGAAATCCATGAGCCAAACGCACAAAAACAATCAAAATAAACAAGCCTACCACACAGCTCCATGTAAGCATAGGAATATCCATAATCATAAAAGTTTATAAATTCTTTTATGCAAAGGAACAAACTTTAGATTGAGCCAGCCACACCTGACATATGTATTTGTCGATAGCAACTATCGTTAAACGAAAAAACCGTCTGCCACAAGCAATGTGACCGACGGCCTAACAAACAAAAAATGAACGAACAAATAGTACCTCGGAGGGGAATCGAACCCCTATCTGAAAATTAGGAAACTCCTAACTCAACTTTGACTATCAACCAGATACGAGGCTAAATCGGCATTTTGTAGAACTATTGTAGAATTTGTGCTTAAATTCTAAAATCCCCGCGCCTTTTTGGAGCTAACGGGGATTATTTTGCAACACCGATTACAAGAATCGGTAGTGCAAAGTTAGCTCTTATTTTTGTAACGACCAAACGCATTATATATTTTATAATGGTATCAAAAAAAATAAGGGGCAACCTCACGGCCTCCCCCTATCTCTAACTATAAATGTTACTACAAGAAAATTATTTTTTTAATTCGATATATTCAGTATAAGTTATTTTGGTATGTGGATTGGTGCTTACTACTTCTTGCCGGATAGCTTTGCACCCCCACTTGATAAACCAAAACTTTTTCGGTACCCGGTGGATAATCTGCTTGATAGTGTCACAAGAAACAACATCAAGCTCAACATCACGCCCCCGGATTTCTCCAGCAACGTTAACCCATGGGTCTTGCCACCTTAGCACCTTGAGGCTATCAAGCAATCCATCACGATATACAATGCTGTCCCGGATTTCAGTAACAACCTTAACCTCGGTCTGGGTTGCAGTCGTGGCGGCGGCTTGGAGGCGTTTGACTTTCACACCCAACTCATCAGCCGTTTGGCAAACGTGTTGATAGTTGCGCTCCAACTCGGAATAGGATAACTCCAGCCTTTGAACGGAGGCGGCCGAATTGCCGGCCTCCGTTTCAAAGTAGGTTGCCTTATCCATAAGAGCGGTGTTGTTGGCGGTCAATCTCTCATTGTCCTCTGAAAGCGACTTGCATTTGCTCCATAAGGAGCATACAGTAATCACCAGCACCGCTACAATAAGAATGATAGGCTTTTTCATGCGCCAATGGATTTGAGGTAACTTACGATACCGTCAACGTGGAGTTTGACAATAGCCTCCTTGCCTTTGTCGGAAAGCAGGAAATCCACATCATCCTTGTTGTCTTGGAATAGGTTCTCAGTGAGTACGGCGGGGCATTTGGTCTTACGGAGAATGTAAAAGCCCTCCTCCCAATCCGGGTCACCATCGCTCATGTCCTTACGGATTTTGTGGCCGGCCAGCACTTTTTCAGCAGCGGCATAGAGGTGATTAGCCAGTATGTCGGCCTTAGTCTGCCCCTTGCTTGTAAATGCGCTCCAGCCTCTTGCAGTCATCCACGGCCCGTTGCCGGCGGCGTTCACATGGATAGAGATAAGAATAACATTGGCGGTGCCAATCTTACCGCATATCTCGTTCACGCGGCGGGCGCGTTCAGTGAGTGATACATCGTGCGTTTCCGGCACGATAAGTTGAACATCGTAGCCTTTGGCGCGTAGCTCTTTCTCTACACGCCCGGCAATCTCACGGGTGTACTTGTATTCAAGCAATCGCCCGTCAGGGCTGCGTTTGCCCTTAGTGTCGGCCCCGTGGCCGTTGTCAATAAGGATTTTCATTCGTGATTCATTTTATGGTAAAAGTCGATTTTTATTCTCTCATAAACGGCTTGCACGTTGGTGTAAGCGCGTCCGTTGTTAACCGTGTCGGAATACACCTCATGCTCCACAACCTCAGCTACCCAATCCACCCAGTCATGGTTAACATAGGTTGTGAGGATTTTGCCACGATAGCGGAAACTATCAAACCGGCTGTTCCTATCCTCATGGAGATTGTGCAGTAAGGTACGGATTTTGGTACGGGTTGCCTCCTTATCCGCTATGTGGTTTTCCTCTCTGACTTTCTTGATTATCCGGCAAACCTTTTCAATGGCTAAGTCAAAGTAAACCCCGGTGAAATTCTTAACCCTTAGTTGGGTTTCGGGTTTCAAGCCCTCGGATATGTCGTTGAGCATATCGTTTTGCTTGCGGGTTTCAACTATGAGGTCATCAACCATTTTGGTATTGCCCTTAATCATTCCGTCAATGATACCTTTGAACCAGCGGAAACACGCAACCCATAGGAGCGCGGAAAGCACCAGAAAGAACGCGGCCACGATAGCCATCATTCCTAAATCCGTAATGCCTTGCGCCACGGTCATTGTGTCCTGTACTGTGTTCATCGCGGCATACGTTTTTTGGAGCGTTTGTAAAAGCTGAAATTAGCCTCATCATCGGCCGTTATCTCAGTGTTCGGTGAAAACACATTGAAGCCATACATATTGCCATAGCTTACCACTTTGATTACAGCGCGGAAAGGATATTTACGATTGGGATTACCAAACACATTTTTCAATTTCTTGCTGTCTGTGAAAAATGCTGATTTGGCAGCTCCCTCGCCATAAGCGACAACCATACGGTCTCCGTTTTCAGTTGCGCGTGTGGTACACCCGGTAAACACAGTGACTTGGTTAACCACCGCGTCTATCGGGGTGTAGTCGCAATCGAAAAGGTCGGAGGATGCGGCGGATTCATCCTCTACAAAATCTTCGATATAGTCGTTCATAAGTCCATAGGGATATTGAGGGTTTTACAATCGCTATCCACCATTTCGCGGATAGCCAGACGGTCGCGCAAAAAGTCCTCATAGGGCTTTTTTGCGGTTTCGGGCATAAGCCCCAGCATTGCGCTCTGGTACTCGTTCACCAGCTTGCTCTCAGTGTTGGCAGGGTACTTTGCCGAAAGGAGGGTGCTGAAAATGTTGTCGGCGGTTGTGGGGTATTCCACCCGGAGGCTGTCGTAGCGGTACATCTTGCCGGTTGCAGTCTTGGGGTCATCGGTGATTGATACGCCGCCCATTTCATCAACCACCACATCTACCTCAGTGATGTTATGGTTATAGAGGACGGTACCCTGCCCGTTGTTGTACGGGTCAATCACATTGGGGCGTTCATTAGCCAACAGCCCGGTTGATAAGATTCTTGTTGTTGCCATTTTTTGAAATAATGATGTTAAAGACTTTTTCCTTATGTTGTTCACTACACCCGATAACCCACCCGTATTCAGACGGGAACAAGTGCTTTATGTCGGTTGCATCTCTGATAGGAGTGTCACAGGCTATGCGGTCGGCCTTTTTGTAGAACTTATTCAATATGCTCTTTCGGAGCAGCACCCCGAAATGGTCTTGCTTATATCCTACAAAATCAATACCTCTATCGTCAACCGGGAATATCTGCCAATTCGGTTTTATCTCCACTTTCAACTCCGTTGCCAGATATAACCCCATCATGTCAAGCAAGTAGTGCAGTCGGTCTTTATCCCCGTCAAGCACTACTATGTCATCCATGTAGCGGAAATAATACTTAACTCCCATAGCCTCTTTCATCCAGTGGTCGAAATAGGCTAAGTAGAGATTGGCAAAGTATTGACTTGTGTAGTTGCCTATTGGCAAACCTTTTTCTTTACCGTTACTATCAACAATCTTATCTAACAGTCTTAAAAGTTGCTCATCCGCGATTGTGTAGCGGAATATGCGTTTGAGGGCTGCGTGGTCTATGTTGTCGTAGAATTTACGTATGTCTATTTTCAGACAATAGCGGGTGCCGTGCTTATCGCGTTTCAACGCCTCGCCCACATCGCGCCTACATTTATGAGTGCCACGCCCTTTGATACAAGAGTAGGTGTTGGCAATAAATATATGGTTCCAGTGCGGCCCCAGAACATTCACTAAGCAATGGTGAATAATCCTATCGGGAAAGAATGGCGCAATCATTATATCACGCTCTTTCGGGTCGTAGATTTTCTTAATGCGATATTCGCCCGGCTCATACGTTTCATACCTCAACATCTCCCAAAGCGCATCAAGATTTTCAAGGATATTCTCATTGAAACGCTTAATGTCGGAATGGTCGGATTTGCCCTTTTGTGCGGTATATTGGGATAGCGTCAAATTCTCATTGGTGTATAGCAGCCAATAGATGTTTTTGAGCTTTTTACCCGGCGAGTGGAACATCTTGCCCGTATCGCCTATGTAAAGCCCGCAATCCTCAAAGTCGGAGTAATCCGCGAGATATGTTTTTGCGTTCAAGCCCATAGTGCCGTTAGTCTAATGTAGAGCTTTCGATTTCCTACTAACACTACGTTAATCACTATTTTTCTACCAAGAGGTAAGGTGTCGGCGGTCAACAGTCTGAAATATCTTTGTAAAGTTGAAACCACGGTAAAAGCGGAAGCCACTGTTCGCATTCGAGTTCGAGGAACGATTATTCGCATTCAGATAACCGAAGCCCGCAGCCGCTCCATTATTCGCATTAGCAGACAGGAGGGCACCCCTGACCGCCGACACCCGTATTTTGTTATTCGTTTATTTTCATTGTCTTACGTTTTGGTTTTGGTAAATTCTCGTTGCTCCGTGAGCCGTGTTTTGCAGTCCCGTTAAAAACGGCACAAGCGGAAGCCACTGTGCGCACCCGAGTACGAGGAACGAAGATACGCAAGCAGAGAACCGAAGCCCGCAGCCGCTCCATAAAACGCACCAGCAGACAGGAGGGCACCGTACCAGCCATTAGCTGTTGCCTTTGCCACGCGCCAGAAATAATCACAAAGTCCTTGATTTGCTCCACCACCTACGCTTGTAGGGAATGTAAAGCCATCGTAGGAAAAGCCGAAATTCCATTGATAGCCCTCAGCGGTGGGTAACTCAGTGATACGCTCATACCCGGCAGGAATGGCGGTTGACGTGTCGGCAGGAGAGGCAAACTTTGTGGGGTCGGTGCAACCATAGGCTGTGCAATGTCCGGGGTCATCGGCTGTTTCGGGTGAGCAATGGATAAGAATGTCATCGGCAAGCAGCCAAAGATATTCAAAGGGTGTTTCAAGCCCACGATATGATGCAACTTGCACCACCTTATCGCCACCGGTCCAGCCCTTGATTGTATAGGCTACTCGGCCAGTGTTGTTGCCGAGGATTGCAGTAACACCGCAGGGGATGAAAGGCCGATAGCCTCCCCATGTGTTCCATTGAGTACCATTAACGGACGTGCCATTGCCGAGGCCGCCTTGATGAAAGCCATCGGCGGTGAGTGTTTCATTGTAGGTGTCTTGGCAGTGCATTGAGGCGTATTCAATACGCTGGAGCCATGCAATTTCAGTATAAACACGGCCCGCCCCCGCGTGAGTACCATTCTTGCAAAGGGGGCGAACACCAGCTTTTGAGATTGAGGTGCGGGGCATACCGAGCATTGAGTTGTATGTGCCATCTTTTGCCGCATCACTCGCTCCACTGCCACCACGGAAATTTGTTGCGCTTGCAAGCAATGAAACAAAGCCGTTGGCATCGCGCTTAATCTCATTACCTACCCATTGCAACCAACAGCCGGAAACGGCTATGTTGTTGGCAATGTCAATAGTGCCATACCACGGTGAGCAAGTCTTTCGTGTCATGCGAACAAAGCCGGGGAGGGCATATTCGGAAATACACATAGCCCATTTTGTACCCTCTACCTCAAAGCGTGCGTAGTATTCGGGCTTTTCCAACATCACGTTTCCGTCCGTGGTGTCGAGCTTTGCCGCCGCTCCAGAATCCTTTTTACGGGAATCGTTCTGGTGGAGATAGTATTTCACGGAGCCATCCGTGTTTTCCACGAAACGCCTCAGTTTCTTTTGGATAGGTAGTGTGCGGTGTAAGTCCATATTACCTATGCGAGTGAGCTTGTAGTCCTTGCTGGTAAAATCGCCTTGCACCCCATACCACATATCATACGGATATTGCGGCTTGGTTGAGCCGCTGCCTAAAATAAGTCCCATATCATTTGTAGTATTCTAAATGTGGTGCTTCACTCGCCCCCCCAGAAAATCTCATACTTGTCGGTGTCAATAGCGTTGGGGGGCAAAGCCACAATCTTACCGGGAGTCCAATCACCCACAGGCACGGGGAAATCGCCTATCTCCTTGTCACAAATAAGGCGGCATTGTATGAGAGTATCATTCTCAACAACACCCGTTTTGGAACGTAGGTAGATAGAGAATGGCAGACTTTCGGGTAGTCGAAAGCCTTTGGAGAGGTCTTTTATACGACCCTTTGCTACTATTCTTACATCTTCCATATTGTTAACTGGGTAAATTCAACTGCAAATATACAAAATAATGTGTTCATAGAACACATATTAAGGTATAAATAATTGCCATTTGAAGCATTTGCCCCACAATACCGCCTAATATTGTGGCTAAGAGGTCAAGCCAATCCCACACTCCACCATGCGCCTTATCCTTAAACTCCATGCCGGCGGCAAGTCCACCGACAAAGAGAATAGTGAGGATAATAGCGCATGGTATAGCGTAAAGAAAATGCTTGAGGCGGTTGCTTTCAGTAATCCAGCTCATTGTTACGTTATTAGTTTAGTCCAACTTGTCCCGTTTTTGGAAACGGAAATATCACTACTCGTTACTCGAAAGTGGTAGTTACCTATTTTCACCGCTAATCCATCGGTAGAGTGCATTCGTAGATAATTAGCGTTGTATATTGCCATGAAGCCATCTTTAGCAATAATCATTTCGGTTTTTGCCGTGATAGCCCAAATAGCTTGTGTCGCAAAGGTAAATTTACCGCTATAATCGGTATATAGCGTTTGGTCTATTGTTCCATTGAACGACACTTTTATACGACCTTTCTTGGGTATGGTTATCTTTGCCGTGCTACTATCTTTGAGAGAAACACTGCCAATTGTTTGCCATTGAGTACCTACTTTTAGAAAAGCCGTTGCCGATAAAGAGCAATCTAACCATTCGTATTGTGTGGAATTTGTGCGTTTTACACCACAACTGAATTGAATACTACTTAGGTCTAACAATGTGTTATCTTCAGCAATATCAAATTCAATATAGGCGTATAAGGAATCGTGCATATCATCTTCATGGTCATCACGCCCATAATAGCACCAGACATCTTCCTCAAAGCTCACCTCCCAATTAGTTGTGCCTGTATATGTTGCATCGCCTCCAGTAGCTTTGATAATTACATCTTCATGACTGGAAGCACCACCAACACTTGGCAAAGAGCTTGGAGTAAGTCTTAATCGTTGAATACCGTCATCATCAAAACCGAGCAATTCTCGACCTACGATATTTAGCCAACCAAGTTTTGCACTTGCTCCGTCAAAGACTACGCTTCCTGCTCCAAATGAGGCGATATTCTTTAATCCGTCAAGAAAGAAATTAGGAACACCGTTTGTCTGGCTTTGGCTTTCAAGTCTTTCATTGCGAAAAATAAGATTTGCGATATTGGCATTTTCAGCAAATAAGAACCCGGTAGCTATTGTTTCAAACTCCGCTCCAAAATCATTCCATTTCGCTGTGTTTGTTGGCAATACGTTATAAAATGTTCCCGCATCAGTACGAGCAACATAATAATGATTATTGTACTTTACGACATCAACACGTTTATCAGAGCCAACGTATGATTTTGAACTACTATATATGCCACGAAATACAAGAGCGGGACCAACATCACCATCTTTACCCGGAGTACCGTCCACACCATCATAGGGGGTTACACGAATCGGAGTAGTCCAATTCGCCCTCAAGGCATTGGTTTCTCCATTGATTTTTGCAGTAGTGAGCCAAAGATATTGCAAGCTGCCAACAGAGGGCATTACAGTTGTCCAGTCACTGCCGGGGTTTCTATCGCTGGCGGTAAATGCCTTTCCATGCGATAACTTGCCGCCACTCACAGCATAGCGATATTCGGTAAAATCGCCATTCTTTCCGTCATCGCCTTTTTCTCCGTTCAATGGCAACACCATCCATAACACAGGTGTAGAAAACGCGCCCCATTTACCATCTTTCTTTTTACGAACACTTTCATATTCGTATCGGTAGGCATTTGTTACTCCTGTTGGGTTATCAGACCAACCCTTGCGAATACTCCAATCCATAGATATAATCCAAAACTGGCCGCTCTTGGCTATTGGAGTTTCGGTTGTTGTGGTTACAACACATTCATAATAATTACCATCAGCACCAATAACGACATCGCCGACATTGTAAGATTTTCCGACAACGTGGTTTTCAGTCGTTAGCGGAGGCACGAAATCATCAACATACTCATCGCTTGCGGGAGTTGCGGGAGTTGTTTCGCTGCTCATCAAGCGATATATGCGTTCTACATCGGCCGTGTCGATTGAAAAAGGAATCGGGTCGCTCCATGCCACTACGTTATTATTGGAGCCGTCAACGGTGCCAACGGAGAGCCAGCAATTATTTACCGTTACGATACGATAATGGCCGCAATCGCCATTTTTGCCATTGCTCTGGTCTTTTGCGTATGCGACATCAACAAAATGTGTTCCGGCGGTTGGTATTGACACATAAACGACCTTTTTAGCATCCGGGCCGCTTATTCGGTCCAGATAGTTTGCAGTGCGTGTAAGACCCTCGGTGTCGAGTTTACCCACAAGCACAAAGTCAAAGTTGGTTTCGCTCTGCGCCCAAATTTCAATCGCAACCATCTGATTAGGTTTGGTGGTTACGATTGTAATACGGTTTTTCGTTATCTCGTTGTCGGCGATTGCCGGCGAATTATAATATCCGTTTAGTTGCGAAAAAACATTGCCATGTGTGATTTGCACATTCTCGCGGTCGGGTGTGTCGCTCCAGCCTGCTGGGGTCAATGCGCTGCCGGTAGGCTTGCTTGGCTTTTCAAAGGAATAACGATAGACAAGGCGGTTGCTATCTCCATTTACACCATTAACGCCCTGTGCCACTACACCCCAATATACGGAATCCGTTGGCAAGTGTCCTTTTGTCGGGGTATTATGAATATAGCGATAGGTAGCGGTCGCTCCGTCCGGGGTCGTGTAGCTTACCTCGTCATTCCGATAATAGATATAGCTTGCGTTCCATACACCACGATATACACCCAAAGGCGAAACATCGCCACTCTCGCTTACAACGCTTACGTTCTTTAAGGATATGCCATTGTCCCGGCTAACATTCCAGTCGATAGAGCTTGAGGCATCCCCTATACGAAATTTGTTTCCGTCCAAGTCCAGATAGCACTCACCATCGCTTGTTACGATACGACCCGTGGTAATGGTGTTGCCATTGATACGGGTAAAGCCATAGGTAGTTTGGAAATCACGGAAATTATCATCGGAGTAGAGCGTTGAGAGAATCCCCACAAGGAAATAGTAGTTGTTGGGGTCATCGGTCGGCTCAAACTTATATTGGGTCTGGGTCATTATCCATGTGCCGGTTTCTCCATTCTTGGAGCATTTGGCAAATAGATAATACCCTGCTGTGCTTGGCAACTCAAAGGCAACCGCGCCCATTTGCCATGCCCTAATTTTGTTCGGGTCAATGGTAAGGTGCGACAATATGCCGGCTGAGGCGGCAAAGCGATTAGGATTGCCGCCATAGTTGGCTTGGAGAATTACCCCGGTTAACACAAACTGCTGGCTCTTTGAGCCGACAGTGAGCATATTTGTGTCAATAGAGTTGGGGCGAATGTTATCAACATCAAAAAAGCCGTCCGTGTCATACACCATATTGCGTAAGTCCTCGGTGGTGCGCCACCCGCGGCGGGCTTTGTTAAGGTCCCGTAGGCGGTTGTTATTTATAATCCGCTCATGGTCGATAACAGAGAGAACGGTCTGGGTCGAGATTGAAATTGCAGTCGTATCGGAGAGCGTGAGCTGATAATCCTGCTCCAAAAGTAGATTGCGAGTAATCTTTTGTATGCGGATTTGTTTTGCTATTCCGAAACGGTCATCTTTTACAGGCACAAAATCGCCAACCTTGAATACACATACCTCCGCATCGCGGCTCAACGCCTCAAGGAAATATAGGCGGTCCAGCGTAAGCGAATATTGCGCTTTGGCTTGGGTCGCAGGCTTGAAATCATCCATGCCGGCATACCACAAATCTTCCTCGGCATTTTGCTCGTAACTTTCGGGCAGAAATATATCGGTAATCTTGTAGGTATCACCTATCCTTATGCGATATGCCTCGGTGTCGGTCGTAGGTATGGTAAGGCCGCGTTTGTCAGTGAAAGGGATTAAGCGGAATTTCTTAGTAGCATGGTCGTAGCCGCCTTTCGCCTCAAGCTCAAACTGCTGCCCTGCCAAAAGCCCGGACGTGAACGTGATTTTGGCCGTAACACCATCCACGAGATAGATTGTGCCACTATCGTTTTTGGCGTTAAGGTCAAAGTCCATAGTGTCATCAATGAAAGCGTTTATATCGCCGTCAACCAATGCAGTAACTTTGCCCGTGCGAGTCGGAAAGATTTTGTCGTAGGTCTTGCTATCCTCATCGCTGCCTATCTTGGCCGCCAACTGCGCATCCTCTAAATAACGCTTGCCGTCATCCGAAATACCGATAAGCTCGGTATTGGGTTCAACAACGGTGCCGTCATATAGAATGTGCTTTTTGCGATTGTAGCGGCGGGGATAAGGCAGTTGTAGGCGTTCAGCGTAGTTGCGATAGTCGGTGCGTATGTTGGTAGTGCCGCCCTCAACCCAAAGGCGCGTAATAATGGCTTTGTCATCCACCTTTTGCTCTTTGAGCTTATAGAGGCCGTTGCCCTTGCCCCACTCAAAATATTCAGCACCGCCGGGGGGATTGACACGCTGCCCGAATTTTCCAATATGGATTGTGCGCACGTTGTCATCCTGTGTAATAAGAAATTCCAGATTGAAATTGTCCTTATTGCAAAGGGTCTGTAAGACTTGTAGGCAGTTATTCCCGGAGAATTGAAGCGTGAGAGCCTCGGTTTCGGGGCAGTTGTTTTCATCGAAAGCCCATAGCCCCGGATAATCACGATTGAGGTTGAAAATCAACACTTGCACAAATTCCTTGATTGTATAAGTCAAGTCAAATGTAGAACGGTCGGATTTTCCGTACCTGTCGCAATTACGATAGATTGTTTTCATAAGGTCATACATAGGCCCGTAGAAAATCGGCTCAAACGTATAATGGTTTGCGCCCTCAATCCCACGGGTTGTAGTAGTCCTTATAGAGTAATCGAATCCGTCAACAATGATTTTATCCCCCTTGTCGAAAGATAGCCATTTATCGGAAACGATTTGGAGCGAAATATAATCATCGCCCATAAGGGAGCTGTTTTGTGTTGCCTGCTTGACTACACAAAACGGCTCCTTAGTATTGAGCGTGATAATCTCGCCGTTGCGTTTGATTATTTGAGTAATTCCCATACCGTTATGGCGTTGGTTTCAAATTGCTCTATGTCCTCGATAACCCCGGTAACGATAATGTCATACTCGCCGGGGAGCGCGTAGGTATGCTCTACGGTAGTGTTGTTGCCACCCACGTTGAAAGTGTGAGTGCCATCGCCCCAGTAGATGTTGAGTAGCTTGTATGTCGATACAGTGATTGTTGCCTTTGAATTGCTGGTGCCGGATATGTGGCGCAACACTCTTTTCACCGGTTCATCCTCTGTGAGCTTGAGGGTGAATTTGCCAACCATAAGGTCATCATTATAGCCACCCCATTTCTTATCAACGGGGGATTCATCCAGTAAGTCAACCTCATAGACGAGTGGCTTTGCGGTCCCGTCATACTCCACCTTGAGGCGGCGCGTATGGTCGCCGTCAAAGAGCGCGAAAAAGCGGTTGCACCACTCCACAAATGCGCTGCGGCTGCTTGCCTCGATAAAGCATTGTAGAGTAATGGTACGCTCCTTGAAACGCTTGCGCTTGCGGTCGCGCACAACTCCGTGGTAGTTGTCGTAGTCCACCGATAGACTTTCTTTCTGCGCCAGCCTGCCAACAAGTCCATCAGAGGCCGACACATATACGCCGTAGTCCTTGAAATTTACGCCGTCAACGTAGTATTCAACATCGGTGTCGGCTTGCATTTTGAGGATTTCTTTCTCTGTCTTTGCCACGTTGAAGAGGCGCACCTCATCCAGCGTTGCAGTCGTTGTGAGCAATTCATCGGTGGAGAGTGAAAGTCCCGTGGGGTTTGCGCTCAACGTGCCAACATAGACACACTCGGCATTTAAGAACACTTTGAGCGTGGAGCCGCTGCGCACGAAAGCGACAAAATGCCACTCGCCCGGCACAACGTCCAGCCACTGCTCGTTGAAATTCTCTATACCGGGTAAATTTACGAGCCACCCCAGACGCTTTGTAGCGATTTTCACATACAACGTGAGTGTAAAGTCGCTTGTGAAAGGTATAGCCTGCGCCGTGCTTACCTCGCCGCCGCATAGGTCGAGAGCTTTGCCGGTCTTGGCTTGCTTGGTGAATACGGCACCGCCCGAAATGGTTGCGTCATGGCGGCCCGTGGAGTAGTCGTATGCCTTTGAGCCGTCCGGGTCATCAAAGGGCAGATACAAGAGTAAATTTTTGTCAACCATGATTAGTATGTGGTTTTATCGTTATAAGTTGCTTTGACTTTTGCGAGTGAGGATAACCCTATATACTCGGTTGTGGTATTTTCCCCATAGGCGTTGATACTGACATTCGCATCATTGCCTATCACGGAAAGGTGTAGCGTGGCATTGTCGAATAGGTCAATGGTAACAATGGCATTGTCGGAAACAATCACGGCTACCTCGCTGTCATGGCGCACATACAGGCGTGAAACGGAATAGCCGTCATACTCCAACATAGCTTTGCAGGCACCGTTAAGCACAACATCCGGCTCGTTTTTCATCGGGGGGAGTTCATCATCAATAAACACCCCGAAAGGCTCACTCTTGCCCTTGAAATTCTCTCGGAGAAAATCAAGAGTAGGATAGTTTTCGGAAATGCAAAAATCTATTCCTTTGATATAGAGTTTCACAAGTTCCTCGGTCGAAAGTCCGTTATGGAGCTTCCTTTGCCATAGACGGCACAAGCCTTTATTTATACCGTCCGTTTTGAGTTGTTCTATCAGTTCCATAGCCTACGATATACCTTGTGAGAGTAAAGAGCTGTCTTTTGTTTCTATTCGCTTGAGGGTCGCGTCAATCCGGGAGAGTATGGCGTTTGTATTAGCCGTGTTCTGCGATATGGCCGACTGTTGCAATAACTGTTCGCGCAATACGCTCGTCTGCTCGGATTGATTTATGATAAAAGCGTTAAGACGGCCCGCGATAACACCGCCTGTTTCCTCGCTCATGGCGGCCACGGCACCGGCCAGCGGGTCGCTTGCCGTATCGTCCTCAATATCTTTTATCCAATCGCCTACTGCGTCAAGAGCGTTAGTAAAGGTTTCGCCGGCCATTCTGGTAAGGTATTCAAATCGGGCTTTTTCCTCTTTGGTAAGCACACCGTCCGACATCGCCTCTCCCAGATATTGCACGGCCTCATCCATAGCCTTAGCGAGAAATTGGCGTTTCAGAGCGTCAATCACGGCCTTTTTCAGTACCTCGCGTGTAGTATCGCCCAAAGCCTTTGCCGCGTCCTCGCCGGCGCAATATGCGTCAACTATCGCGTCCGCGTATTGGTCGATAGCCTCTTTGGTTGTGGTCCCGGCGAAAGTTTCCATCATTTGCCGGTCTAAGTCCTCAATCTGCTGCTCAATCTGCTCTATCGCATCATTCCATTGCTGGATTTTGTTGTTGTCGGTCTTTTTCTTGTCCTTTTCAGCTTGGATTTGCTGGCGCATAAGTTCTTGCTGCTCTCGGAGCGACTGTTTCTGTTGCTCATACAAGCCCAGCATATCATCACCCTCTTTGGCTTTTGATAGCTGTTTGTTCAAGTCCTTAATCTGCGCCGTCAGTTGGGCGTATTTGGCAAAATCCCATGTTCTACGGGCTGTTTCACGCTGTTTCTCCAATGCGGCTATCTGGTCCTCTATCAGTTTTATGTTTTGTTCAAATCCGGCACGTTCCTCATCATTGAATACCCAGTAAGTATTATTAAAGGCACGTTCCAGACGAGAGTGAGAGCGTTCAAGCGCATCAATCTGTTTTTGTAGCTCCTGTATGCGCTTTTCGTATTTCTTATCATGGAGCTTGGCGAATATTCCTACAACGGATGTAATAGAGGAAATCATGCCGGTTACTCCACCGATAATATCACCACTCATAAACTTGCCAACCGAGGCGGCCGCATTTCCCAACTGCCCCATAAGCTCTATTGCAGTCCCCAGACCGTCAGCCACTCCGTCCATACCCAGAGCGTCAAACATACTTTGGAGCGAAGAGGCGCACTCGGTCGTTATATCCGTTACTTTCTCCACGGATTGAGTAATGCCATTCGCGGCGGCTTTTACCTCGCGCTCGGCATTTTCTACATCCTCTTTGCTACCCTCGCCTTTGGCTAACGCGGCTTTGGCTGCTGCGAGTTTCTTTCTCGCTTTGAGATAGTCATTAAAGAACGTATCAAGGGCAGAGAACGGGTTTAGCTGCTGAATCCTCTCTTTGGCTCGTGTAAGGCTGTCAATAACGGCCTTAAAGTCCACGGGCGAGAGCTGGAGATTGCCGGCGGCCAACTGTTGCTCAACATCCTTAATCAGCTTGGAGATTTGCCCCACGGAAAGAGTATCAAGGTCGCTAAACAACTTTTTCCAGCTATCGGATTGCTGGAGAAATGCCGTATTGAGAGCCGACAAAGCCTCTTTCTCGGCTTTGTTGATAAGGCGTATGCGTTCCTCATCGCCCATGCGCTCGGCCTCGGCCCGGAGTAAAGCGTATTGGTCGGTGATAGATTGCCTTTGTTCCTCAAAAGAGCGATAATCATTCAGGACGGTCTCATGTACCTCTTTTTGGAGTTCGGCCTCCCTTTGGGATAGGTCCAGACTTGCGGCGGCCCGGTCATCATCGCTTATAATGCCACTTTCGCCATTTTCCAGCTTGCGTTTTGCATCTGCCACCGCTGCCAGTTTCTCGGCAAGAGTTTGGCTACGATTGATAGCGGCATTGACACTCTCACGGAAAGCGTCAAGAGCCGTTTTTGCACCTGTAAGCTCATCATATTGCACGTTAAGGGATATAAGAAAATTACTCTCTCCCTCGGTGATTGTTCCGGCGGCTTTTTTGGCTTGGAGTTCGGCGATTTGCTTTTCAAGATACTGCTTGAAAGAATTGCCCGATTGGAGCAAAGACGCAAATTGCTTATCGGCAACATCCTTACCCATATTCTCCACCCAACGCCAATAGAGTTCGTATTGCTTTTTCTTATAATCCAGTTCTCCCTCAAAGAGTTTGTTTGTGGATTGCTGGTAGCTTTGATTCTCATAGGCGCGGCGTTGTGCAAAGCCGTCTTTTTCCTCTTGGGATAGGCCGCCTTTGCCTGCGGCTTTACGAGCCTTTATAAGCTCTTTTTCCTCTTTGTCGATACGGTCAAGAGCTTCCTTATGTTGTAGGTCAAGAGTAGCTTTGCGTTTGGAATAGCCCTCTTCCATGACTACAATATGGGCCTCTTCGACACGCTTTTCAGCCTCAAGCTGCTTTTGTGCCAAAGTATCAGCGGCACGGGCCGCATCGTTTGCTCCATTGTGGCCGCCACTACGCCCGCCACCGCGCTTATTTCTGCCCGTGGCGGAATCCAACTTTTTCCGGAGTGTATCAATTTGGGTGTTGTAGTCTTTCCATGCTTGACTTCCCAGTTGAGCCTCGCCGCGCAACTTTTTGAGATTTTGGATTTCGCTATTTATGCCAGTTTCAGTATTGAGGTCGTTTTGCTTTTGCCCGATTTGTGCTTGAACATCTGCAAGCATTTGCATAGCATCCGCATAGCCATAGACCTTAATGTCAATGCCAACCTCTTTTCCGTCAAGTTTAGCGGCAATATCATGTAGCTCTTCTAATGAATATTTGGATAAATCCACTTTGGGGATTATTTCCTCAGCACCCTCGCCAAAGCCCACAATAGCATGGTAGGCATTGTTGGCTGCTTGGGTTTGTGAATCAAACGCATCACGAGCTTGTAGAGCTTGGTCTATAATGCCGCCATCTTCTGAAAACACGTCATAATACCAATCATCAATAAACGAATAATCAGTTATCCATTCAGCGTGTTCTTTATCAATGCCGGCCGCAGTCATTACATCTGTAATCTGCTGACGCAACTTAGCTTTTGCTTCGGCTTTTTTGCTATCATCCAGCTTTACCATTTCGGGCAATGAGTCCTCGATAAGTCCACGAATTTGAGAGGCTAAGGCTGTCGCATTTTGCTGAATGTCATCGCTATCTACCGAAATGCCGCCAACACCTAAATCTACATAATGGTGAGCTTCTTTTAATTCTTTTTGAATTTTGGCAGCCACATCATCAAGCGACTTGGCATATTCATCGCCAATATTTTGCAAAGCGTTTGCGTGTTCTGTTTCAGCCGATTGTTTTTTTATGGCTTCAGTAATGCGCTTGTGAGCCTCTTCTATATCTTGCATCGTACTTTCAGACCCCAACAAAGCCATGTTGTGTTCGGCAAGTTGCTTGTTTACTTCCTCTAATGCTTTGTTGTAGGTATTAGTACCTTTTGTTCCGGCAGTTAGGACACCAAAGAGAGCCGACAAATGCCCGGTTTGTTTGCCTCCACTCTCTCCGAATTTATCCATACCTTCGGCCGCATCATCCTCACTATCGCCCAGCATTGTAAATGCACTTATCAACAAGCCCACAAGCGATAAGATTGCGCCGATAGGGTTAGCTACCATTGTAGCCCAGAGAGCTTTTAACCCTGCTGTCAATTTACCCGTAGCGGCCGATAATATGCTTGTGGCTGCTGTCTGTGCAGTCTTGGCGGCAGTGTCAGCTACCGAGGCGGCGCGGCCTTGTGTGGTCGCAAGAGTTTCAAGCTGTTTTTTCTTTGCATAGAAATCCGATTGAGCCGCCAATGCCGCTTTGTGAGTAATAGCTTGCTGGTCCACGGCCGCCTCAAGCCTTTTTTGTGCGGCAGCTATGGCTGTTGCATTTCCTGATTGTTGCGCCCAATACACCTCATAACGGGCCGCCTCAACCGCTTGTGTCGCGGATATAGCCTTTGACTTGGCGGCTTCAACTGCCACGGTCGCCTCTTTTTCGGTTGTGCGCATGGTTTCCAAAGAGGCCGCTTGGCTTGCCCGTTTGGATTGTACCTCTTGAATAACGGCAGCTCGATAGGCCGCACTTTTGGCTGTCAAATCCATTTTTGACAATGCCAAACGCTGCTCGGCCGAAAGGACACTCAACGCTGCGGCTTCATATCCTGCGCTTGATGTAGTAAGTCCGATGTTGGATAGGTACTCTTGCTGCTGAACAGTCAACAGGCTCGTAATAGCCCCTATTCGTAGCTGCTTGACAATAGCCGCTTGTTGTTCCGCGCTTAGGGTAGCCTCCAATGCCGTAAAATGTGCATTTTCGGCGGCAGTCATAGCTTTCTTTTGAGCAAGAGCCGTGCCGTTGAGAGCTGCCTCGGCTTTCATAAGTACGAGTTTTGCGCTCCTTACGGTGTTGTCAATCACTGCAATGCCGGTGTAGCCTTTGGTTGCAACGCTATTGAGTACGATAGCGGCTTTCACAGACCCGTAGCCGATAGCAACCGCTTTCAGTATGCGCACCAACGTATCCATGTGTTCCACAAGGTATGTGGCACCGGCAATAGCCCCGGAGAATAAGCCCTCGTTGGATTTACCCCAGTCGTTAAGAACAGTGTCCCAAGCGTCTTGTAGGTTTGCAATCTGTCCCGTGAGAGAGGCCGATTGTTTTTCCATGAGGTTGTAGAATTGACCGCCGGAATTAGTCATCTTGTTTAAGACCTCTTCGACATCGGCAAAGCCGATTTTGCCGGCCGACACCATTTCATTTATCGCATCGGCTGTTGTATGGTATTTCTCCGCAAGCTCTTTTACAAGTGGAATACCACGGCCCGTGAATTGTCGCACGTCTTGCGCATAGAGCCGGCCCTGTACCATTGTTGTACCGTATAGGTAAACTATATCATTGAGGGGTATGGAAAGGCCGCTGGCTATGTTTCCAAGCCTTACAAGCGTGTCATTCACTTTGTCGGCACTCACACCATAAGCCATGAGCTGCTTTGCGCCCTCAGCCACGCCCATAAGGTCAAATGGCGTTTTGGCGGCGGTGTCAACCATCTGTTGCATGAGCGTAGTAGCCTTATCGGTACTGCCCAGCATTGTTTCAAAGGCAATTTCCAGTTGCTGGAATTGTCCGCGTGTCTGTATAATGGAATTTACAAGGCCGTGCATACCCTGTCCTACAAGGTAATAGGAGATATAACGCCCTGCGCTTTCGGCCATTTTTCTAAATGAATCCTCAACCTCTCCAACCTCGCTAATAGCGGTATTGGAGAAATTTCTAATCTGTCGCTCCATTGACTGAGCCGACACATTGAAATCATCTATATTGAGCGTTGCCCTAAATCCTAACGCGCCGCCTAAGTTTTCCATTACATATAACCTTTGAGATAGTTTTTAATATCTTCTTTTGTTGTGAGTTCTTGGGTGATTGTCTGGCTTTCATCAATCGGGTTGCCGTTTTCATCAAGTGGCACTTCCTTTGCCCTCGGCGCATCCGCAATCATCAGTTGCACGTTGAGCCATGAAATGCCCCATAGCAAGTATTCATAGCTCCACCCAAAGTTTCGTAGTAGTTCGCCACGATTACCCCACGGAGAGTTCAACCCGGTTACTCTATTCGGTCGTTCTCGGTTTTCGGCCGGGTCGTTCCCATTTCCCGTATCAATCGAATAGAGGATGTAAAACCCGCGGGGTTCATCATCTGGTTAATAACCTCGGCGAGTTTTTGTAAACGTGCCACGGTTAGGTGTTCCATAAAGAATTGTTTGAGGTCCCGCACGGATTTGTTTTTGAGGTCGGCCACAATCGGGTCGTTGATGACTGCAACGGCGGCTATTTCTGCCATTTGGGGTATGTACTTGAATAGCCGCTTGCTCTCTTGGATAGGTTGCGCTTGCACAACATCCTCGTTGTATTCCATGAGCATATAGAGCTGGCGCAAGCGGTCGATAGTTCCGAGATAAAGAGGCTTGATATGGAAATTGCGCATATACACCTCTTTCATCGTGCCGGTTTCAACATCGGGTATCTCGGTAAGCGTTACATCCCAGTCTTTGGGTATCTGCTTATCGCGCCACACCACATTGCGCTTTGGGAATAAGCGTTTTTTGAGATTAAACCACTTTGAGGGCTTAACTGGGTTAATTTTCAAAGGCACGGTAAACTTAGCCCCCATTGATAGGAGGGCTTGTATTGCCTTATCTTCTATCTCTAACCGCTGCTCGCGTGTCAGTTCTTGTTGCTCTTGCTGTTCCATTGCGATTTAATTAAATGCGCCCCCTAACCGAATAGGGATAGGGGGCGCAGTCGTTGCGAAAAGGCCCGTTGTTAGGCGGTCTGTGTCGGGTCGGTCATTTCCTCGTCTATGCAGAGCTGGTCTTGGAAATTGATTTTGAGAGGCACCAGACAGATACCCTTGCTTGAATAGGTGATTTCAAACTTGGGTACGACTACTACGTTGGGGCAGCCGACAAACAAGCCCTCTTCCGGCATGAGCCATACGGCCCATTCCTTGTAAACAGGCTTGAGGGGGCGCAGCCACTTACGCTTGGGCGCGGAACCGGTGATTGTGCCACCGAAATACCGGGATAGCTGCTCCAGCGACGGGTCCATGAGTGTGAGGTTGACGGCGGTAACGTAGTTACCCATCAGCGTGATTTTCTTTGAGGACGTTTCCGATTCATGCACGGTCTGTTCCACATCGTCATCTACAAGCTGACAGGTGTCTTTGTAAACATCGCCTAAGTCAAGCCACGCATTGCCTTTTGCGGGCATTTGGCCGGCGGTTGTGCCGGCGGTTGTGCCGGCGGTTGTGCCGGCGGTTGTGCCGGCGGTTGTGCCGGCGGTTGTGCCGGCGGTTGTGCCGGCGGTTGTGCCGGCGGTTGTGCCGGCGGTTGTGCCGGCGGGGGCTATAAAGATTTTTTTAAGCCCCATTGTCGATAATATAGGCATGGTCTTATTAAATTGGTTGTTATTGATTACTTGTTTTATCTCTCACGGTGATTTCCAGAGCAAATGAAACGAAATGCTCGTCATGGTCTGGCTCTTTGATAGGGGGATTGATTAGCCCCACATTCCAGTTGTAGCCTTGCCCGTGTTCATAGTGGTTTTGCAGTACCTCTATGGCTTTGGCTCGAATGGCAATCAATCGTGAGTGATTAGTGCGAAACACGGATTTGCCGCCGGTCATCGGCTTTTGTATGTCCGGCACATGGATATTCACGTTGATTTGTCCGTAACGCACACTCCCCTCGCCGTCTATGGTGTGAGGAACAATGATAACGTCCTCTTTGGTGTAGTCGTTCCTTTCGTAGTCGATTACACCGCTTATCATGGTCTTAACCTCGCTCTCTTGGAGCATTTGGTAAACCCTTACAGCTATTTCCTCGGTCGCTATCATATTGTCATTCCAAACATTTCATTTGCTTTGGCTTTCGCCTTATCCATGAGCTTTTGCATTGCCTTTGGAAAGTCGGTTTTGGCTTTGAGTTCGGCGGGGAGTATCACGTTGTAGCCCTTTGCCTCCACATAGGCGGCATAGTTCATGCCGGCAACAATCACGAGTGCAATACAATCGGGGAGTGTCGCAATCATTTTCATTGCGGCTTTCAGCGCGGCCTCTTGCGGCTTGTCGGATTGGTCGGCGGGACCGAAAACTATGTCTTTGTTTTTCACTACAACATAGCTTATTGAGTTTGTGAGATTACCCGTGCGGTCGGTATAGTTGTGCTTATCCTTTGCATACTTGACTAATTCCTCACCCAAGTATTTGCAAAGGAATATGGCAGCCTCTTCAACGCGATTTTGAAACGCGGCTACTTGGGCGGCTATCAATCCACTGCCAAACATCGGAGTTATCCCCATACCTCAATATATTTTCGGTTCAACGTATCTACCCCTTGCGCCTTAAACTCGGCAATCATGGTCTTGTCGGCATTGTAGAGCCGGATAGTATCACCCACACTTATTTCACCTCGGAAATACTTTGAAATGAAAACATCGTAAGTGTAGGTGTATTCTTGCCCGTCAGTACCTATGTAGTGCTTGGCAGGAATAGAAATATCAATCTGGCACTCGCAACCCTCTTCAAAAGCGGCGGTGTCGCTTTGAACAGTAAAGCCGGTTGCGGGGTCTGTGAAAACCTCGCCACCATGCCAATAGTCAAAAGAGCCGTTGTATCTCATATCTTACCAATACATAGAGCCGTCCGTGATTGTGGGGATTTCCAAAATCTCATCGGCATCAAGTCCGGCATCAGCGCACAATTCTTTGATACGCTTTCTCAGCTCCTTAGTGTCGTAAGACTGTGAGGATTTGCCTAAACTTTCACTACTTAACACCAGAAACTTTTTAAGCACCTTGATAGCGGCGGTTGCCACTATCTTTTTGCAGTCGGATGTATAAGGGGTGTCGTTGGCTACCTCGGAAAGTCCAGCGTCAATAAGAGCTTTCTTACATACCACCTGTGCGGCGGTGTAAGGCTCCAGCTCGGCCATTAATGCCTCAAGAACGGTTATCTCCATAGCTTACTCCTTTTCGGGGTTGGGGTCGGCGGTTTCGTTGTTGTTGAGCATTTCGGAAAGGGTTTGCGCCTGCTCATCGGTCAGAGCCGAAAGAGCGTTGCTCACGGCCTTTTCTTTGGCATTGTGAGCCACACGAATACCCATAATGCCCAGTGCGGCCTTAATGGTTTCTATGTGATAGCGTTCCCCTTGAAATTCTACATGGTCGCTTACCACCTCTACGGGGATTGTAGGGGCGGTTTCGGAGGCAGTCGGCGCGTCATCCAGCGCAACGATAACGCAAAAACCACGCCCTACAAGCGCATTGATGCGTTCAACATCGTTGCTCTGGATAAACTCGCCGGGGCAAAGGGTCTTACCCTCTGCTTTGCCATTGAAAGGCTTAATTACTTTCAGTTTCATAGCAAAGCAAAAGGGTTAGACGGTTTCAAGACTTGCGGCGGCTACGGCAGCGTCATAGTCGGCTTTGGTGCGGTAGTAGGTAGTGGTGCCGTTTGCATCGACGGCGGCTTCCTTTTCGGTAATGCCGCGTACCTGTAAGCAAACAATCTGCCCTATCTCGGTGATAAGGGGCAGCAAGCGGCCCGCGCCCTCGGTGTATTCGCCGGCGGTCTGACCCGTGGATGCACCTGTGCGCCACTTGGAGATACGAATACCATTGCCGGCGTTGAGATAGTCCACATTCTCTTCCTCGATAAGCTCGGAGTCCTCAATAGCGGGCTGAATTTCGCCGATAACGCCGGCGGGCTTGATTGCGATAAAGTTGGGATTCCACGGCTCAATAGCTTGACGCTTGCCGTCCGGGGAGATACCCATCTTGCGCTGGATAACGGTAATCGGGGGGATTTCGTTTTCTTCCAGCAACGCGGAAAATTCCGATTTGGTGACGGTCTGCGCCTGCTTGTCGGTACCATGTGCTAACAGGCGAGTTGTGCTGTCCATACGCAGCCATGTTGCGAGTTCCTGCGACATGAGGATTTCGCCCGGCTCGATACCACGAGCGCGGAGTGCGGCGCAGAGGACGGAAAGGAAAAGAATAGGATTGAGCTTGCCGGCCTTTGTGTTTGCAGTGGTCCAGTTCAGAACGCTCACGAGCTTGTTTGCGTCCGGCATGGTGTAGTCCACCTCGTAGGCACGGCCGCCGGGGTTGTTGATAGCGGGTACGAATTGAGCCACGCCCCAGTTGGAGAAAGCCATGAGAACGATAAAGTCCATCACGTCCTTGCAACCGAGATATGCGTCCTGCATCTGGTGTGTGAGCGTCTTTTCAATCTGCTTTACCTTGTCGGCCTCCTTGAGGCGGGGATTCTCGTAAACCTCCATGAGCTTACGATAATCGCGGGCGAACATTACGAAAGTCTGGCCGACACGGGGAATTTCCTTTGTCCAGACATCGAAGCCGTCCGACCGGCGCAGGGGCGAGGGTGATTCATCGCCCAAGAGCGTAGCCATGAAACGTATCTGGTATTTACCGACAATAGCCTCGGCAGTAAGCGACATCTGCGGAGTATTGTAGGTAAACCAGCCATCGGTATACATCTTTTGGAAAAGAGCAACCTCACGCTCCGAAGCCTTGTCAAAGGTCTTACGCCACGTTGCAAGTAAGTCCAGCGGAGAGCCGGCCTTGTGCAAGCCAGTGAAAGTTGTAAAAATTGACTTTGTAGGCATGGTTTTTTAAAATTTTGTGTTGATATTACAGCGATTTTGTCAGCTTGACGTGTGGGTTGGCTTTGAGGAAAGCGCCGGTTTCGTCTTTCTGGCTGTCGGGGATAGGCGATACACGCCTTTCGTAGAGCGCGTATTGCATGGTGTCGGCGGTTACGTCAATGGCGGTTTCAAACTCGCTCACCACAACGTCCTTGATAGTGGTTGAGTTTGCGAGGCCGCGTTCTTTGGTCTTGGGAGTAGCGGCACCATCGCTCACAAGCTCCACAAGCACATCGCCGGCTTTCAGCCCGGTAATGGCAGCGGAAAGAGTGATACGGTAAATGTTGCCCTTTTCCTCAATGGCGGAGATTTTGGGAGCTGAGGCGATTGCAACGGCATCTGCGCCGGCGATACCCACAAACTCGCCCTCGGCGAAACACGGAGCATAAAACTCATCGACATACAGGGAAACGAGTTTTGAGTTTTCCGCATCCACCTCTACGACCTTTGCAGTCTTGATAACCTGCACCAGACGGGTTTCCTCATTACGAATGGCAAGCGTTCCGGCGGGGATAACATCACCGACACGGAATTTCTGCCCCGTAACATCAAGGTTAAAACCGCCCATAACGATTGAGGGGCTACCCGTAAAAATCGGGCGCGTACCCACAAAGGAGGCTGTCTTGCGTTTCATCTTGAAAAATTTTTATTTAGCGGTTATTGTTTCCAGCAATGCGTCAGCGGCTTCGTCAACCTGCTTTTCGCTTGCCGATTTTGCACCCTCGGCTTTGTCGGAAATAAGGCCGTTTGTGATACAATCCTGTCGGAGTGCTGCCACGGCGGTTTCCACGTCCTCATCATCAGCAATGGAATTGCCGAGGCGGTCGCGGAGAAAAGCGGGGATTTTGTGCTTTTCAAAAGCTGCGTTGATTTCAGCCTTACGCGCCTCGCGGCTACGTTCAGCTTTCAAGTCGTTCAGCTCTTTTTCCATTGCGGCAATACGCTCATCGGAGTTATCACCGGGCTTTGTCTTGCCTTTGCCCTTTGTGCCTTTGGTGGCGGTGTCATCGTCCGTGTCATCGTCCGTGTCATCGTCATCTTTGGCGGGCTTGGTCTTTCCATTGCCCTTTGCTTTCTGCGCCCAGCGTGTAGCCTCACCCTGAGTTTCGGTTGCTACATCAGCTATAAGGGTTGCAGTCTTTTCGATTGCCTCCTCATCGGTAGAATCATCCTCAATGCCTCCACCGAGCTGCTCGGTTAGCTTATCGAGGTACTTCTCCGATAGGCGGGTGTCCTTAGTCTTTTCCTTGACTTTTGCCCTAAGTGCTTTGTTCATATCGGTTGTTGTTATGCCCCGGAAAGGGGGTGTTAATAATTGGCTTTTCAGTTCTTAGGCACAAAGATAGCTAATTTCTACGATATGTGTTTATAAAACACAGAAAAATTTTACCGGGTAAATCTCCGAATTTTCAGCGAGTTAAATTTACTGGGTAAATTTTTCCGAAAAATAATTGCCAAAATATTTGGTGTATTCAATAAAACACATTAACTTTGCAATGTGTTTGAGAAACACAGCAACTCAAACCGACAAAGCAACACCGATAAAAACTACAAGAAAATGGCAAAGACAAATAGACAGGCACTCCAAGAACGCCTCAATATCTATGGAGAGCGCGTTAACGCAACGTTCACAATCGGCAAAAACGAAATGGGCTATTTCGTAAGCTATAACGATAATCCGATAGCCCTAACGTCTGGACGCTCTTTCAAAGAGCTTGCCGCCTACGTTGACGGCCTCCGCGATATGCTTTTAATCACCCCTAACAAGTAACTCTACAAGAAATGGATAAAGAATTGACAATCGCCGAATTGAGAGAGCTTATCAAGTATCTCCCGGATAACGCAACAGTAAGAATTTGCAACGGTCATGCTATATGGCCCGTAACAAGCTATGAGTACGAAGCAAACCCTTATGGCGATGATTACACTGGCATTATCCTTACCAACTCTAATATACCCAAATAAACTATGGCAACTCCCAATAAATTCAGCAAAGGCGATAAGGTAATAGTAACTCGTCGCAATGGTGCAAAGGTGATAGGAACAATCGCCGGGTGGGATTACAATGTATGCACCTTTGAGATAGAATATGATGTTGACTACCTCAAAGACGGAAAAATTTTTACCATAATATGTGTTCCTCAAACAGCTATAACACTTAACGCATAAAGACATGGAGCAATACACCGTAACATTCTACGTTGAGAAAACCGACTTAGCCGGTAATCATATCGGCATGGAGAAAAAGGTTATCCGCACAGGCAAACAAACCATTGCGGAGGCTGCTGAGGTGGCCGTGGCTCACGGTGCCAATCCCTACAAAAATTGGCAACTCACTTGGGAGAAATAACATTGACACAACAACGCAACACCAACAAGAATATGGTACAACAATTTCAAATCAAAATCCCCGCTTGGCCGGTTGAGCAAATGACCGGCTACAAGCCTATCACAACCTTTTGGCAGGACTTTTCTATTGCCGACCGCTTCGGGATAAACGGAATCAAATCAACATTCATACGCGCTTTCCGCGAGTGGAAAAGCAACTACAAGTACCTTACCGAGCTTTCTATGGTACTCAACCACAAGATAGGCTATTTCTACGACCACGAAAAGCCTATGGACGCGCGTTGCAATCGCATAGCGGCTTTATATAGCGAGTTATGGGAGCAAGTCAATGACTATGCCTATGACAACTTAGAGGGCGATGAATTGCAATACTACTATCGTATCACCGACTAACTCACCGAGCATGGAAATATCCGAATTTATGGCGTTATCGCCCAAAGCAAGAATGGACTTTGCACCGGTTATAGCCAAGTATAACCCAGCAAGCACCAGCGCATTTGAAACAATCATAAACATAATCAATCGTTGTGGCTTTGACGCGCTCAATATACACTTTAAGATGGGATTTCTTCTCAATCTTGCCAGCGTACCAAATTCCGAAATAAACAAACAACCAACAACTATGGGAATACTCAAAGATGCAATCCGCAAAGTGCTGACCGAGGAAGCACAGCGCACGGGCCGCGATATTCGTTTCTTAGACACTCCAGCAAGAGTGATAGAAACGCCGGCGCAAGCAAAGTATAACGACATACGCCGAGTTGAGCGAGGCTATGTGCAAGGCGTTCACAAGGCAAGAAAGGAGGCTGGCAATGGCAACAAGTAAATCCCTATGCGCCTCGTGCCGCCACGGGTCCCGATATGGTAGCTCCTACTTTTGTTCCTATCGGTGCTGGACGCAACAAAACAACAAATATAAGTGTGAACGCTACTTAAAATCCGAAAAGAACAATGGCTAAAATCCCCCTTTGCCGAAACTGTCAGCACTGCCGCATATATGGAGCAACCTTGTATTGCTCCATGCTCGACAAGTATTTCACTCGCGGCCGATACCAATGTGATAACTATAAACGGAATCCAAAATGAGCAAGACCGACAACAAAAACTGCAACGGCTGGATAAGCACAAGCGAGGCACTCCCGCCACTCAAAACTCGCGTCCTTATCGTAGAGAGTGGTGCCGGTCGCTCCATGATAAGGATAGCAAAGCTCTTAGGACAGGCGCAAAGCGGCGTATGGTATTGGAGCGCACAGAACACAGCCTCACGAGTTACCCACTGGCAGCCCCTGCCACAACTCCCCAACGACCATGAATAGAACAATCAAGAACAGGGCAAAATGCTTAAATAATAACAAGGCCGATAATTGGGCTTATGGTTATCTATATCCGGTCAGCACAGCCAAAGGGTTACAACTATGTATCTGCGACCATGAACACGGCTTTGCCGGTCCCGTGGATGCCAATACACAAGGTCAGTTTATCGGGTTATACGACCAGCACGATAAAGAGCTATACGAGGGTGATTATATCTCCATTGACTATAAGTATGATGATATATGCAATGGTGGTGTCGTACCCGACCAAGATTGTTTCTGCGAGGGCGTAGTAGTTTATATGTCGGAATTGGCTTGCTATGGCATAAGGCTCTATAAAGCGGAATATCCACTAATGGAATCTCTAAAAGAAACGCCTTATCTGACTATCCCGCTTATGGATTTTGATTTGGTATGCGATAGTATAGAGGTGTTAGGCAACATATACGACAATCCAGAATTACTCAAAAATGATAAGAAAAGTTGAATTAAACTTACAATCGGGCGTTTCTGGCGCATGGAAAGTGGCGAGATATACCGTTACCCCTCAAGGCGCGAAAATGCACAATCTCCGCGAAATATTCAATGGCCGAAATAGATTTATCAACGCTGGCGAATATTGGGGATTGTTCCGTAATGGCAAAATCATAATGAGCAATACCCCAGCCGAAATCAACGACCATTACCCGTTTATCAAAAAGGCACATGGCAAAGTGCTTATTGGCGGTTTGGGCTTAGGCATGGTGTTGAAATGCTTGCTTGAAAAGCCGGACGTTACAAAGGTCGTTATTGTGGAGCAATCGCCCGATGTAATAAAGTTAGTAGCTCCCGCCTATACCAATGACTCTCGCGTTACAATCGTTAACTCCGATATATTTGCCTATACTCCAACGGAGCGATATAATTGCGCATGGTTTGATATTTGGGATGACATAAGCGGTGAGGAATACCCAGAAATGAAACGCTTGCATCGTAAATTCGGCCGATATGTGGGTTGGTCTGATTCATGGTGTCGCGCTCAATCAAAACGGTTGTATTATGAATGATAATATTTCAAAAACACTCCGAAAGATGAACAAAGCAACAACCCTCAAGAACAAATGCGGTGGGTGCAAATGGCTCTTTGCATATAGCTACGCCAATGGCGATAAATGCCAATGCGGAGTTCTCGCCACGCTACGAGATACAAAGCTGACAGCCCCACGTTGCGAACATTATAAGCCACTTGGCGCAGAGCCGGAGAGTGGAATGTGCTATGCCGATTTTGTATATCGTTGCAAGTCGTTTTTCAGCAATCACCTCGCGCCCAAAGGTTATACGATGTGCGCTTGCCACGACCTTACAGGACCCGCGCCGACAGCTCACCCGGACTACCATGTTGAGTTTAGCCGCCACAATCCCCGTACCGACCAAAACGAGTGCGTTCTGATGATAGACTTTGACGCAAAAATGAGCGAGGCTATTCTCTATGAAAACTTTGATAGCGTAGAACAGATACCATCGGAGTATGGCGATGTGAGAAACAAAAATCTACCCGGACAGCCGCCGCAATTCGTGTACGGCTATTTCTCTCGCCTCGGTGATGCGCTCAACTCCACGCTCAAAGGCTGCTCAATCGACTTACGCAAACCAATAGAGCTTTACTACTGATGAGATACGGACATTGCAAAACGTGCTGGTATTGGCTACCGGATAGAGAGCTACAAGTATCTTTATCCTATGATTCGACACAGACCGGCACCTGCTACGCAGCATCTAACTATCCACCATGCAAGACAAAATCAACCACTTATTGCCCGGGCTACATTAACCGTAGAAAGGGCAATAAGGATGGCAAATTACAAGACTTGATAAAGCAATATGGAGAACCAGAAAAAGACAATCGAAATGGTTAGTGGCTTTGCCAAAGCCAACCCGGAAACAATCGAGCGACTTAATGCCGCAGCTCGTGAAATGCTCAATCCATGCCGACAAGAATTAACTGCAAAGGAGCTTGAGGCGGCGCAAGTGGCGTTCTGTTTGGGTGGCGTGTGGGTAATCATTAACCAAGTTAACATCAACCCTAAGTGATATGGAAATAAAAATCAAATGGAGATATGCCAGCGGTTCTATCGACACAAAGGATATGGAGCTTATATGTATTCCGGCAAGAGGTCGGCGCTTTTGCGGCCCCGATGAGATAGACGCGGAAATGGCTATCAAAGACGGCTGGAACATGGTAATCGCAAATATACACACTGGCGATGTAGAAAGCTCCAATGCCTTGTGTCAAGAGATATGCCGCCGGTTCAATGAATTTCCCCAAGACCAAAAGCTATGAGTTATTGCCCCGATTGTGGTTGCAAAATGTATAATGGCATTTGCACCAACTGCCACGAGGATTTGATTATCTTTGATGAGTGTTTGGAATACGATATTCCGATGAGTGATGAATTTCTGGAGAGCGTTGATGAGTGCCGCAAGCGACAAAAAGAGTATGCAAAGCGGCCCGATGTCAAACGTGCCATAAACCCCAATAGCAACGAATAAACCGAATGAATTATGAAAATGATTGTAGAGCCTAACGGCGCGTATTCTGAACAATATTATGGGTTTACCAAAAGAGAGGTGAAATTGATATTGCCGTATATACGCAATGCGGCCCGACACGCTGAAAACATGGTAGAACACTATCAAGATATTCTTGAAAGTGGAGAGGCTACCGACCGCCAAACAACGACCTTAGCTCAATGGGAAGATAAAATGGATTTTTTTAACTCCATGATAGCTTTTATGGAATGAGCGATAAGTGCCATTACATAAACGTCCGCGATGTTGGGCGTGTCCTTATTCCGGGTTGTATGGCGGTGGCTGTAAGTGGCGATATATCACAATGCACTTGCAATGCACCGTTATCATACCCGGAGCAAATAGATAAGCTCCAACGAGAGAATAAAAGGCTTAGAGAGGAAAACAAGCGGCTCAAAGCCTTGTTAAGCTCACAAGATAACGAGGCTAATAAAAGAAAATAGCCCCAAAAGTTTGTTATATTAAATATAATTCGTAATTTTGCGTTTATAGAACACAAGCAAGACAAAATGGATAGACCCAAGAAAGAACATAGAGTGATATTTCACGATAGCCGCCTAAAATATCAGTGGCGTGTAGTCAAAGTGAATGGCGTTCTTATGGTAAGAATACCCACTTACTATAAGCGTGTATATAAAAATGAAACTGGCGGTTATACCACCGAGTATTCAATAAAACCATTTAAGCATGAGCCAGACACGCAAAGTAATCCACGTTGAGCTGAAAGAGCCATACAAAGGCCGGCGCAACTACTATTTCGGGAGTGCGGCCGCTATCTACGACACACTGCCTATTGAGATTGTCGGCATAAGTCTTACAACGCTCTGGAATAAGTTTTGCTCGACAAACACCTACCACGGCCCGTTAGCCACAATCCGAAAAAGAGAGTTAGTAAGCAAAACCACAAATAGAGGTAAGAAAGGAAGCGACTGATGAATTGCCCTTACACACAACGGCCTTGCATATATGCCAGCCATGTTTTTAGAAATTGCGCAATATGCGCGATGAGCAATTACCCCACAAACTCCAAAAAGAAATAATTATGTTAGGCGCAATAATAGGAGATATAGTTGGCTCACGCTTTGAGTTCAACAATACGCATAGGAGCGATTTTGAGCTATTCCACAAAGATTGTAGCTTTACAGATGATACAATATGCACCGTAGCTATTGCGGACGCGATATTGCGCAAGTGTAGCTATCAAGAGAGCCTATTGCGTTGTTGTCGTTCATACCCTAATCCTATGGGCGGCTATGGCGGCCGCTTTGCACAATGGATTCACTCAAACAATCCCCAGCCATATAATAGCTTTGGCAATGGGTCAGCAATGAGAGTTAGCCCGGTGGCGTGGGCTTTTGACAATCTCGATGATGTGTTGGCGGAGGCTGAAAAGACTGCATTGCCGACACACAATCACCCGGAGGGCATTAAGGGAGCTAAGGCCGTGGCTCACGCTATATGGATTTTGCGTAATGGTGGCACGAATGTTGACCTATCAAACATTCTACACGACTACTACCCCAACTTTTCACTCGACAATCTCCAAAGAGGTAAGTTTGATGAAACGTGTATGGGTACCGTTACACTCGCTCTCTACATGGTATGTATGGCAGAATCTTTTGAGGACGCTATAAGAAATGCCGTGGCTTGGGGTGGCGATAGCGACACGATAGCGGCCATTGTCGGCTCAATCGCAGAGGCTCGGTGGGGCGTTCCGTGGCTTTTTGGAGAAAAGGCTATGAGCTATCTACCCAAATCAATGCAAAGTGTAATCCATCTTATCTATACTGGAATATAATCCAATCCCCAAAACAATATGGCGCAGAGCAACATAATTGAAATGGTAAAGAGCCTTTGCAAGCTCTACAAAGGGGGAGATAAAAACCCCTACGACCCAGACAGTGTAAAGCCGTCCGAATGGGCTAATGAATATCTCAAATTCCAGATATGGGATGCGGAGTATTCCGTTGTACGAGGCTTTGAGTGGTGGTATGATACATGGAAACGCACACGCCCCAAAGAGCTTGCCAACAAAGCGGAGAAAGCGGAAGAGGTTTATAAGCTCGCTATCTTCGACAAACTCCAAAAGATTAAGCGTGATGATATAGATTTTCAAGCAATGTATTTCGCGCTCTAAGTCCTATCACTTAACCAATCTCTTATCGCGGCTCAGTAACTCAACATAGATAGTTATTGAGCTGCCTTTTTTTCCGCCAGCCTCAGCCTTGATAAAACGATACTCATAACCACGATGCACAATAACCTCGTTCTCTCTACCTTTGGCGAGTGTCCGGCTTGCCGTGGACCCGTCCCAGCCTGCGCCGTACCTATCACCAAAGCCGGAGATAGGCTTTGCATATAAGGCTTGTGTGCCTTTGGGAGCGTATATGCGCAAATCAACGCTTTTCCAAAAGCCACCGCTCATATCAAAGGACGTGGAGATAAAGCCCTCGTTGATACCACGGCAACCGGCAATGGCATTTAACCCATCAATATCTCCGGCTTTAACCATTTTCAAAAATTCCTCACCAAAGATACTACCCATTTCATCCATACCACAACCACGCCTAAGCACGGTATCTTTTGACAGTGTGCAACCATCAAGAATACTATCCATGAGCGTACCATCTGAATGTGCCTTGTTATGTTTCCAATATGAGCGGTTAATATCATCATACGTTCCATTGGTGTATGCGCTGACCGCCCGCCTTGCGTCATCCGTGGCTGCTTGCCATGCTGCGCCACTATCGGCAATCATTCTATCTTGGAATGGCACAAAGGATTTATCACTCTTGACTTTGCTTTCAAAGGTGCGGTGCTTGTCGCAATATTTCTCTAATTTGGTCGTACTGTTAAGCCCTTGCCTTAAAAGCTCGTTCTTGTATTCCTCAATAGCCTTTTGAGCCTCGCCCAACAATTTAAGGGCCGTGTCAACATCGCCAGCGTCATAAGCCGCTTTGAGTTGTGGAAAGAGTGCATTGACCTTATCCACATTGTTAGACGCGACAAAAGCCTCCACGCCTTGAATGTCGGCGGCCATACGCTCACGGCGCATTTGTAGCTCAACATTGCGTAGAGCTTTTTTGTATGCGTTGGCTGCTCCCTCCCAAGTCGGATATTTCTTGTGGTTAGTTACCCAGTCAATTTCAAACTTGAGGGTGTCTGCTTGGTGTTCAAGTGAGCCGGTCAACATCTGCCCCAGCTTGGATTGAACGGCGGCGTAAAGTTGCTTGAGGCTTTCAAGTCCATGTTGAGCCAACAAACCCATAGGGTCATCAAGCAAATCACCCATAGACCGGGCCGCCTGCTGTTCCGGGGTCAGTCCGTGGAGAATCTTGTTAACCGCCTTTTGGTTGTCCTTAATAAAGTAGGGCAGAGTTCCGGCGGCGGTCGCTTTGTCGATACGTTCCTCATTGTCCTTAACCCACGCCTTGAATGTCGGCGGCTCGGCCGTTACCTCGTTGGCACAATCAACGCCGGCCGGGTCTTTCCCGTCCAGAATATTATCCAACATTTTATCAAGCTCGTTAGGGCTTGCCAATACCGGCTCTTGGTAACAACGACAATTAGGGTGCCAGCCACTCCACTTGAATGTTTTGGGGTATATGCCTTTGAGGTCATCGCAAATATCAGGCTCCGGGTGGTTGTTGCTCAACTTGATTTCAATGCCGATAACGAAAGGCATTTGCTGCCAACGCTCGTAGTCGGCAGTGCGATATGCGATATTTGTTTCAGTACGCGCCAGCCTTTGCGCGTTCCTGTAAGAGCTACGATATACGCCACGTCCGGGGTGGTACTTGCGGGGGTCATCATCAACCCATTTGTAGGACCCGCTTTCAGCGTCATAGACGCGCCTTTTCCACACGCGCCCATACTTGGGCGTGCCATCCTCGTTCTCGCCGATTTTGACACGGAAACGCCTATAAAAGCGGTCGGGGTCATTGAGATACTTTTGAATTTGAGTGGCAAGTCTATTAGCCGGAGTTCCCTCGCCAATAGCCAAATCCAAAGCGTCCTCTAACTCATCTTTGAAAACCCCCGTGTATTTCCATACCTTTTGAGAGAGATTAAGCCCCGTGCCGGTCTTACGCGCAAAAAACGCTTTCATTGCGTCCATGTTGCGTTGAAAGAATCGGGCAAAGTGGTTATCCTCTATTGAGTGTTCGCCAAATACAGCCTTGACAAGTCCATCGTTATGCTCGTTGGCGTTTAGCCACTCTTTTTCTACCCCGGTACGGATTATCTGATAAACGCGAGAATACATAGTGCGCAATATTGGCGTAACCTCATCGGAATAGCCATACTCGGAGAAAGAGAAAGGTTTGCCCGCCTCAAGCTCCGTGCCTTTTACCAAGTTAATTATTTCAGAGAGCGCAGACCGATAGACAGCCGCCACGTTGGCGGCGTAGCCCTCGGTACGCTTGAATAACTCGGAGTTGAGCTTTTTGTAATCTATGTATTTCCGCTTTGCCATTAGTCGTTATATTCGTTTTCCAAGTGGGTTATAAACTCATCGATAACATCGCGTATTCGCTTCATTTTGGCGATAAATTCTTTGTCGCTGTCATAGACCGCCTTGTGTATGTTGGCAGAAACGTGGCAGTCAGACACGCGCAAAAAGGTGGATTGATACGGTTGGTTGTCGTAGTCAATTACATCACCGTCATAAGCAACGACACTCCCGCTTGAGGGCGAATCTGGCTCGTTGAGCCAGACACGTTTAATGAATTTCGTATTTCTTGCTTTCTCGCTCATCGCTTTTGGAAATGGTCGCAATAATCGTATTTGAGGAATTTACACCACTTTTGGAATTGGCACCGGCAAAATATCATGTTGCCGTCTGCTCCTTTGTTGTGCCAGTCGGTCGAGTGTTTGCAGTCCTTACAGGTGTAGGCTGGTCGCTCCGTTTGCTTGGTGGTCGCTTTCTTAGCCATAGTTACACCTCATCCATTTCAATAGTCTGCCCTGCTAATTCGTGGTCGCAATCGGGCAAATATTCAATTCTGCCCTCTCGGATGAAAGAGTGGCACCGTGTTTCTCTATATACGCCGGCTATCTTTGTGGTTGATAGGACAGCGACAGACGGCGTGAAAGTGGGCTTATTCACATCGCCATTAAACCCCCAAATAGGGTGTTCTTGATTATTCTCTTGCTTGGTATAAACCGCGTGAGTTTTCCCACAGCCGGGGCAAAAGAAAGAATACATCCCGGCGGTTCCGGGTACGAGTTTTATTTTAGCCATTGGTTGAGTTGAAAAGGTGGTCTATTAGTTCCTGCTTGGTTGCAAAGCAACCCCTCGCGTCAAAGGTTAGACGTTGGGGATTGTTTCGCGGGGCCGTGTTGATAAGCTCAACAAGCACCTCGGTGGTGCGTCCTCGCATCGGAGAGTTAGGGGCAGTAAGCGTGATTTCCACACTTGCCACTTGGAATTTGTGGGGCTTGTTTTGGCTCATAGTCCAAACCTCATCGCCCGGATTGAATTTTGTTGTGTAGTCCATTAGTCCGTGGGTTCAAAAGCGTCCATGCGCCGTAATGCCATTTGCTGCTCCATATTTTCCGCTTGCTCTTTCTTGATACGTTTCAACTCGGTCTTTACGTCCTTGATTAAGTAAGACAGCTCTACATAAGTTTCACGGCTCATCGCGCCATCATTGAATTGTTTGGATATGTCAGCCAGCATATCGCTAACGTCATCGCCGAAAGGCTCTTGAAATTCATGCCCTAAGTCGAGTGCGTCATGCTCGGCCTTGTGGGTGTAGTCAAGAACATTTCCCATTATGGCACACATAAGGGAGGCGTGGCGGTTCATATACTCATCATGCTTTTCCTTATGTTTTTCGGCCTTGATTATCGCCAGCAACATGATTTTGCGGATAGCCTTTGCCGACAGGTTGCCGAGGCTTTTCATGTTATCAAAATCAATGTTGGGCGTGAACGACTTGGAAAGAATATGCTTATCCAGTCGCTCAAATTGGTTGCGTTTGCTCTCGCTTGCCTCATTCCATGTGAGGTAAGACACATTGCCGCCATTTTTGAGGATAAGCAATTTCGCCTCTTCCTCTTGCTTGGGTAGGGAGTTGAGTATTTCGGCGGTCGCTACCATTGTGGGGTTGGCGAAACGGTCGATAACATCAGCCTCCACACTCTCGGAGTTTTCAACCTTTTCAATAAGCGGTTGCACATCGGAGTGTTCCGGCTCCTGCTCAAAAAGCAACACGGGGATTTTCCCTATTGGATTGGGTCGGCGTTCCACTTCCCAGCCAAAAGAGCCTTGCTTGCAACGGTAGATAGTATCGGCTGTGTATATGTCGATATGGTGAACGGTGCGATTTCCCTCCTCGGTGAGATAGTAGCCCCAGCCAAAGGCGCGCAGACGCTTGTATTGGTCTTTTATCGTGTATATGTCATCACCGCTTTTCTTGCTCAACACGTTAAGCAAGAGTTTTGGCTTATTGGTCGCTTCCTCGCGGTAAACGTGATACAGGATAGCCGACACACCCTCGGCACCGGCGGCACGTTTAGCCTGCCTCACGCAGCTATCAAAGCGGATTTCACGCATAATCTCCTTGTAAAAACTGTATGCGTAATCGGTGTTTTCTGAAAGTTGCGTCCATTTCACGGGGCGGCCGTAGAGAAATACCAGTGCAATTTCGTTAATGAATTTCTGGTAAGGGATAGGAATTTTGTTGCGCTTGCTCCAACGCAGGAAATTACCCTTGCTATCAAGCACGGCCCTATCCTTGCGCTCCATTACTTTGTGAGTGCTTATCTCGTACTCTTGCAAGTGGCGCATCGCTCTCTCGGAGTGTGCGGTCATCATTGCAACGGCCCGTGTTACGTCATTAGACGCAAGCAACTCATCAAAGCTCTGTTGGTAGCCGACAGCCGCCTTAATGTTGTTGGTGATTGTTTGAATTAAACTCATAATATCGGGATGTTACGTTAAACCTAATATCTGTTCTATATTTTCGGGTATGTCGATTTCGTTGTAGTCAAACCAGCAACGCATCAAAAGCATATCGCGCCAGTCCGGGGAGCAACCCAAATCAAGTTTTATTTCCTCTTTGGGCTTTAATTGGAGCTTGCCGTCACTATCCCCTTTCCACGTTTGCAGTTGTTCAAGCTCTCTTATGATTTCCTCTCGGTCGGATTGGCTCACAAGTTCCTCATCAATGCCTACCTCATTGGCGTTAATGTGTTCGGCCAGCTTGTAGCCACATTGAGTTTGTAGGTTGCGGTAGTTCTCGCCGGCAAAAGGCGAAGCACCATTGACAAATCCCTGAATGTCGCAATTATCAACCACGCCACCACCCACGCCGTCCTCATCCACAATGCACCTATGCTTGGGTATTCGATATTTGCGCTGCTTGGTTGTAATCCATAGCTGAATATCGGTGAGCTTGCTTTTAGGAAAGCACATCAAATCTATTATATGATAGCCATCCCAAACGGCCAGACGCGCATAGTCGGCACCGAAACGCGCAATATCGCCAGTGATATAAAACTTGCCGGTGCGGATAGAGAGATTGTTTCCGAATATCGCGCAAATGTCATCGTAAGAGCATAAGGCGTTGGGGTTATCGTCATAATCCCAATTACCCTTAAACAGTCGCTCAAACTTGACTTTATCGCTTGTGGTTTTCAATCCCTCAATATAAGCCGGGTCTATGTATGGATTTTCTTGTACCAGACAAGCAATATAGTAGCGGTACGCCTCAAGACGATTGGCTTTATAAGGCTTGTAGAATATATCATACATCCAGTTCTTTTTGGGGTTACAAGTGATAAAGAGTTTGCGCACAATCCCATACTCCAAATTGAGGTGTCGGCCCACACGGGTTTTGAGCGTGTCGTATGCACCAAAATTCACCTCGCCGCCCTCTTCAATCCAGCCCCCGGTAAATTCCAAAGAGCCAAAGCGTTCATACAGCGGGTCGGAGGGCTTGTATTGCAAATCCAACAGGTCTATTCGGGACCCGTTGTAAAATTCAATATAGTTGTCCTGTGCGTTGTACTTGTAAAGTTCCTCGGTGCAACCATACATGGCACATACTTTCTTGAATGTTATGTATGTCGATTGCTTGATACGCTTTAATTCCTCACGACCGATAAACCATTTCGTACCCGGATAGGCAAGACACATAAAGAGCAACCATGCGGCACCCGTCCATGATTTCGCGCCGCCGGCGGCTCCACCATACAGCACCTCTACATGGTCGTTGTCAGTGAGGATTGCGAGAGCCTGCCCCTGCTTTTCGTGCCTCTTGCCGTCCTTGCAAGTTATAAAGTCGAAACACCCACGTTTGAATAGCTCAACTTTGACCGCAAGCGACAACGGCAATGATATGTCTTTATTCCTTGCCATTGTTGCCTGTCTTTATTTTCTCCAAAAGAGCGTTGTATTGCAATAGTTCCTCGGTAGTCAGCACCGACAAATCAACCGGGTTAACATTGGTGTTGATTTCGCCCTCTATCGTCTGCGTAGCCTTGCCGAATACTCGGTCAAAAAGCATTTCAATAGTTGACGTGCGCCCATAGCGCATATCGGTGTTAATAGCGGATATTATGCTCAATACCCACATCGGAGTGTTGGGATTGGGCTTGTGGGGGTCGTTGGGGTCTTTAATCAGCGGCTCCAGCTCGGAGGGTGAGCTTTCGTAAATGTGTTGAATGACTTTTAAGATTTCCTCTTTGCTGCTCTGCGGGTCAACCCTCTTGCCCGTGGTCTGCCGGATATAATTAAGCACGGAGAGTTTGCCACGCCCTTTGCGTTTGGGCTGGTTCTCGGACGTAAAGCGATTGCCTTGTTTATTTCCTTTTTCAAAGCGGGCCATTCGTTGTGATTCCGTTGATTTATTATTCCGTGTTTGTCAAACACACATTGACTGCAAAGAAAACCGGACAGCCGAAAACTGCCCGGCTCTTTACGCGGTTGGTGTGGAGTTAGGCGTTAGCCTCCTGTTCCTTGTACTTGTTGTAGTACCACTCCATAAGGCTATTGCCAAGCTCATCGTAAGCGTCCAACTTTTCCATAAGAGTATCGGCCTTTTCGATTACCCTTGCAAAAGCGGCGTTTTCCTCATCGGTCTGCTCTGGAGGGAAAAATTCGCCTCTCAGATTTCGTTCCAGCATGGAAAGCTCCAGCGGTGTTAATTCTATTTTTTCCATTCTTGTAGTTTATTTGATATTGCAAATTTACGTTATAATTTGAAACGGCGAGCTATCGAAATTGCCCGGCGAGTATATTTGTCGGATTTTCCATGTATGCCTTTGGTGATAACCTCGGCCCAGAACTCATCCACACTTGTTTTGCCATAGGAGCCGTAGCCTTTCTTGCGTTTGTCCTTGCTCCATTGGCGATATAGGTGTTGTATCTCTTTGCCGGCGGCCTTGTGCTTTGGTGAGGTGTAAGAACTGGTCCAAGTGGCGTGTGCTAATTCATGCGTAACCGTGTGTTGAGCTGCGCGATTGGTAACGTTCTTAAACCCATTGGCGTAGTTGGAGGCTTTGTAGGCGGCCTCAAATTTTCTCTTTGACGTGTCAAAGTGTCGGCGGCTTAGATATATGCCTTGTGAGCCATTAGGCCCGATATAGGTAACGCCATAAGCACCCGATATGTCGGCAATGCGGACGTGTCTTTCTCTTACGCCCATTACTGCCTCATAACGAGAGATAGCGCGATTGATTTGCTTTTCCATGTCGCGGTGCTGCATTGAGCTTGTGCCCGTTGCGGTAGCGGTCATCTTTGCCACCTGCTTCGGGGTGAGCTTGCGGCCATTGGAATTGACCGCTATGCCCGTTGTGCCTGCTTTGGCGTAGTTATTAACGCCCCCGGAGTTTCTGCCCATAGTCGTTATTTCTTTTTAGCGTTGATAAAATCGTGGATATAGAGTAATCCATGTTGGCGGCAAAATTCTTTTATCTCATCGCCACCGCCATAGACTACCAAATTGGGGCGTTCCAGCCCGCTTATTTCCTGCGCCACTTGCAAATCGCTCTTGAGGCTCTCCATCCACCCGTCCAGTCCACGAGTGAAAAAGGCGTTGTAGCCTTTCGGAATACCCATTTTGTTATATTCGATAAACTTGTGGGCAACATTGAGGTCAGCGTAAACCTTAATGCCACACTCTTGCAAATAGCGACAAAGCCATCTCTTTTTATAGATAAGGCTTATGCCGTATGCGATAGGCGTTTGGTCGTGGCAGCTACAATTAGGCTCAACCACGGCCTCGCAACCGCTTGTGAGCAATTTAATCGGGTCTTTGAATAATGCCTCAAAGCGGTAATCATCCACATAGAAATGATAAGTCGCCACGTCTTTTCTTAGGCGGCTATTCGCTCCCCACGGATTAAGCGGTAACTCAACCTTGCCTGCTTGCATTTCAAGCAAGAGATTGGGGATTTCATAGATGTTGTCGCTCTCATACAACACGTCTTTAAGCATGGAGCGATAGAAAGCCTCCTTTTCATCAGCCTCTTCATCATCGCCTTGCTCATCGTCTATGTCGTTGTCATCGTCCACGTCCTCATCATCGGGATTGTCGAAAGGAGCCGCATTTGCAGTCTTGGCTCCGCCTCTCTTGCTTGCACTCTCTTTCGGAAATTCCAGACCGATAAAGCAAAAATCAACGTCCTCAAAAGCGGGGTCAGTCTGTAATGCGCCAAAATCCCACTCTCCGTTGTTTATGTTGGAGCGCAGGATAAGGTCGTTGCGCTCATCGTCCGTGAGGTCGGAGTAAAGCACGGTCGGGACCTCTTTAATTTTGAGCTTTTTTACAGCCTTGAGGCGTTGATTGCCATCCAGCACAACGAGGCGGCCGTCCTGTTCCTCAATCGCCATAGGTCGGTGTTCCCAAAATCCGTTGAGCTTGATTGAATCAACAACACGAGCCAGCCCGTCCTTGTCGATAGTTCGCGGATTGTTTGGCAGAGGGTGCAGGTCGGCAACCTTGCGATATTTCATTGGCTCACATTTCATCGTCCCCTGCACCCTCCTCAGCCTTTTCAGTTAACAATTCCTCATCCTCGGAGTAATCGGGATTGAGGTTTGTTTCATCCTCGGCCAGATTGAACACCTTGCGGATAAGTTCAGCCACGCGAATAAGGCGATAGTGGCGGCGATTGGCGATAAAAACCAGTCGGCTACCATCGTTTAGGTCAACACCCATTCCATAGAAACGGGCGCGATAGTCCAAAGGCAATTTAACCTTGTTGTCGTAGATATACACCGCATCGGCCACAACTTTTGAGAGTGTCGCGGTGCGATTGTAGCGGCCATTGAGATAGATATGCGCTTTATCGCCCTTAGAGAGCGTTTCGTGGGGCAATAGCCTTGCGACTTTTTCACCTATCCACTCGCGCCCTCCGACAAGCCAAATGGCATATAAGACAACCACCACCGCCAGAACGGTGCAAGCTATCATAACGTAATCTCCAACGTGTAGGGTCGAAATTTCCATGCGTGTAATATTAACTTGGTTAATGATGCAAAGATACAAAATAATGCGTTTACAGAACACATTTTAGGTGAGAAAATTTACTATCTCCCGAAAACAAGCATAGCGGCATCACGCTTATGCTCATTCGTGCGTCCTTTCCACTTTGTAATGTTTACGAAAGTTTCATGCGTAATCTTGGTAAGATTGCGTTTCGGAGCAACCATTTCAAACCAAACGCCTAAGTCTTTGAGGTATGCCTCCCAGATAGACGCATCACGTTTGACAGAGCCAACGCCTTGCAGTTTTTTACGCTCTTCCTCGCGGGTCATATTCTCCGTACCAAACCACGTTCTTTGTCGCGGGTCCTCAACTCTCACATAAAGCCTTACGCCCTCTTGGTCGGCTATACTCTTGTACTGAGCCACCATTTCCATTGCCTTGTGGATTGCAACATCCTCAATAGCCCGGAAACACTGGCTCCGGCTATCCCACACGGCTATGCCTGTGTGGGTGCCGGTATCAATGCCAATGTGTATCATATCAGTAGTGGGCGCAAACTTTGTCGTAGATAGCCTTGCACACCTCTATGTCGTAGAGCGCATCGTGGAGCTTGCTATCGTCAATAGCAATGCCGAGGGTCTTGGCTACTGTTCCCTGCTTGAAATTCTCCATGTCGGCGCGCTGGTCGGCGAGATAGGGCGTTGCCATAACCATCACGTCTATGCTATTCGCCCAGAACCACGAGCCAAAGAATTTATCGCCGTTCTGGATAAACCATGCACGGAGAAATTGATTGTCGAATGTAGCTACCACTTGAAAAGGGACCCAGGAAGAACATTTGAAAAGGGACCCACCCCATGGGTAAGTTTAACCGGTT